CAGGCGAGAACTTGTTGCTCGTATTGCCCATGATGGCTCCACCTTCTCAGGAGTTGGAGCCTCCGGCAAACCCGGGGCGGTTCAGCGCTGCGCCCTCGTATGGGAGCATATCGGCGCATTGGTCCAGGTCGACCTTGTCCCAGAATTTCATGGAATGAAGGCGCTTGGGCGCCGGCAAAAGGCCGTCCCTTACGAGCTTGTCGAAGGTCGTCGGCGACATGTCGAGGTAGACGGCCGCGCGCTCCCGGCGAAGAAGCCGGGGTTGAATCTGCGCGTGGGGCCGAGGTTGCGTCATATCGCTTCAACTCAGAATTCGTTGGCCGCCTCGGAGGATTGACGGGCATGGTCGATCTTGGGGGCCCCGATCCTCTTTGTCGCTGTTCGACGGGCGGCCGGCGCCGTCATGCTTGCCCCCTCGATTTCAGACGATCGCGACTTCGTTCAGTCGAACCCGGACGGTCGACCCGCCCGCCTGCGCGCCCTGGGTGACGACGCCGACCCAGGCGAGGCCTTCCGCCTGCGCGCCGAGCGCCTTCGTCGCCGGATCGAAATAGGCCCGGTCGCCGGCGCCAAGGGCGACGCCAGCGGCCTTAGGCAGGTCGAAGACGCCTTCCATCGCGATTTCGAGCGGAGCGCCTTCCGGCGCGCTGTAGGCGGCGACGCCGAACAAGGCGCCGATCTGGACGGGATCGCCGGAGAGCGCGCCGCCGGCGGGCGTGGTGACGGTGATCACGTCGCCTTTCTGGACGTGGTTTTTCATGGTCAAAATCCTTTCGAGGTGACGATCCGCACCGTCTTGATGCGGCCGCCCTCAAGTTGAGCGATGCGGCGCTCGCAATCCGCGATGGCCGCCGACAATTCGGAATCGGATTTGAACCGGACGCGCTCTTCGGCATCGAGCGTGCGTGTCAGGATTTCGCTTTCGCCACTGAAGCGAAGGGAAAGCAGATCGTTCAGCCGTGCCTTGAGCGCGTCCAGGTTCATGTTCAGGCCCCCGCGTTGCGGTGCCAGCCGCGCCAGTCTACAAAGCCGGCGCCGAAGTCGAGACGAACCCGGAAGCGCACGCCATCGACGTCGAAGCCGACCTCGTGGGTGATCTGCGGGCCGGCCGCACCTTCGAGATAGGCGTATTCGAGGCCGTCGATTTCGGCGGGATCGGCGACGAGATACCAGGCGCCGGAAATGCGCGGGTCGACCACGACTTCCAACTTGTTCTGGAAGGGGTTCACTTCCTGCGAGACAACCGGGGTGATCCCAGAAACCGCCTTCTCCGCTTCCGTCTCGCGATCGGCGCCGACAAGGATGTATTTCGGCGTGACGGCGATGAGCTCGCCGAGCAAGCCTTTCTGCAGGCGCATCGCCTGCCGGGCGGCCGAAAGCGTCTCGACGCTGATCGGGCCGACCTGCGCCGCGACGTTTCCGTGATCCCCATGGAACAGCGCCTTGCTGTCGCTCATTTTGGGATTGGCGACGACCATTTCGGCGAGGAAGTTCGCCTCAAAGGCGGCCGATGCTTGCCCGAGTCGGCGCATGATGTCGGTGAAGGCGCCGAGGTCGTCATTCACCATGCTCTGTCGGGTGAAGCCGACGATCCGGCCGAAGGTCGAGACGGCGTAGGATTCCTGCGCCTCCGCCATCGCGCCGGATTTGAACTCGCCCGCTTCGTTCACGGGCTCCAGCGTCGGCGCCGTCGAAAACTGAATGCGATGCTTCGTCCGGAAGTCCTTGGCCGTCGTCTGCCGCCCCAGGCGGCGGACGCCAGCCGGCGCGGCATCGTAGGCCTGTCGCATCGTCCGGTTGACCGTATCCGCGAGCAACAGCGGGAAATCCGACGTGCTTTGCAGAGCTCGTTCGATGATCCGCCCCCGTCGCCATGCCCGTCGTCGCGATGCCGCGTGTTCGGAGGCAGTCGCGTGCGATTTCGGGAATGCTCATGCCGACGAACTGCCGGGCCGCTTCGCTCGGCTGGTGCGACGGGTGCGTTCGGGTGAAGAGCGCTTCGCCGATGGCGCGGGCTCGGGCCTCGGGATCGTTGAAGTCGGTCCCGACGATCGCCTGCGTCCGCAGTTCGCCGGCCGGCTGCGTCCGGTTGCGCATAACCTCGAAGGCGGCGGTGCGCGCCGCTTCGACACTGGCGCCGCCGTCGATCTGCGCATCGATCCACGTTTGGTCGAGCGAGGCGACGCGGGCGATGCTGCGGATTTCGGCGTTCACCGCGGCGCGATCCGCGACGCGGGCCTCGGGGGTCGGCGCCGGGGTCGGCATCGAAGCGGCGGCGGCCCGTTCCACGGCGGCCGGCTGGTTGTTTTCAGGCGTGGCGGCCTGCGTTTTGACGGGCATGAACTGACTCCGAATGCCGGTTCGCGCGTCGGCGGGGACTGGGACCAGGCTGATTTCGACGACCGTCCAGCGTGTCGCCGTGAGGTATCGCGCGCCATCGCGCTGCGTTTCCTTCGCCTGGTGAATGATGTAGCCGGTCGAGACGCCGAACGTCTGTCCAGCGTCCAGATCGATCGCAACGCGATCCGCAATCGGGTTTGCTCGCGAGAGCCGCACCGCCGCGAGAGCTTCCCCGCCGACAACGCGGACGTTGCTGGCGCTCCCGATCTGCGAGGACAGGCTCCCGCGAGCATGGCTGTCGAGGACCGGAAGGGCCGGAGAGCTGGCTTCCATTCCGGCAATCGACAGCACTTCGAAATAGGGCCCGCGCGCGTCGCGGCGGGAAACCGGCGCTTCGGTCGCAAAGACAACCTCGAAAGAGCGGTCTTGCGGGTTCCATGAGGCCGGCGCGAGCGGCGCGGCGCGGGTGAGGATCGGAAGAGGCTGGTTCATGCCTCGGCTCCCTGCGCAGGCGCCGCCGCCGGCGCGGGCGGCGGCCGGTTGAAGTCCAGCCCGAGCGCGGCGGCGTCGGCGCGGTCCTGCGCGATCTCGGCGTCAAGTTTTTCGAGGTCGTAGCCTCGGGCGGCGACGGCCTGCCGGCGCGACATGAGGCCCGCGTTGATGGCGAGAATTTCCGCCTGCGCGTCTTTCAGCGGGTCGACCCAATCATTCTTCGGCGGAAGCCAGTTCACGGCGAACCACGGTTCCGGGTCGCGTTCGAAGCCGGGAGCGTCGAGCCGGCCGGAGAGGATTTCGGTGGCGATCCAACGTCGCCAAACCGGATCGCAGAAGCGGTTGACGATCACACTGTGCTGGATCGCCTCAGCGCGGCGCCGGAAGTCGAGCTTGCCGTCGCGCATCGAAGAATAGTTGCCTTCCGACCGATCGCCGGTCAGTTCCTCGAAGGGAACGCCAAGGCCGGCCGCGACTTCCTTCGCCGTCACCTTGATGAATTCCACAGCCTCCTGGCCGATCTTCGCCGGATCGCTGAACTTGATGTCCGCGCCGGGCGGGAGAACTTTCAGCGTGCCGGGCTCAAGCCCGCCGTCGAGATTGCCGCGCCCATCTTCCGCGCCGTCGAAGCCGCCGGCGCCGCCGGTCGGATCGGTGACAAAGCCGGCGAGCAAGGCCGCGACCTTTTGTCGGACGATCTGCGCGTCGTTGAGCGCGTCTAGATCGGCGAGACGCATCAGGATCGACGCAAGCCAGGAAACCCCGCGCACCTGTCCCGGCGTCGTCACCTTGAAGACGTGAAGAACGTCTTCGGCCGGAAGCCGCATGAGCTCAAGGCTCGGCATGATCGGCAGGCCCGGCCGTTGCTTCCAGGCGTGATAGGCGATGCGCCGCCCGGCCGTGTCGAACTCGACGCCGGCGACGATGCGCGATCCGGCCGCAAGTTCCGTGTGATAGGCCCCCGCCACCTGTTCCCCGTCGAGGAGGCGGAGGCGGAGCCGGCCGGACCCGTCGTGCACGAAGGCGACGAAGATTTCGCCGTCGACAACCATTCGTCGGGCGGCGAGGTCTTGCAAGCCGAAGAAGTCAGCGAGCCCGTCGAGGTCCGCTTCCCGCGTCCATCGATCGAAGGCTTCGTTGATCGCCTTGCGCGTCGCGGCGTCGGGGTGAGCGGATTGAGGCTTGATGCCGCAACCCACAAGCGCCGAGGCCCAGGCGTTGACGCCGGCCGCCGCATACCCGTTATTGGCTTCGAGATACCGCGCGCGGCGCGCCAGCGTCTGCCGGGCAGCGACCTGCGAGGCAAGGGGAAGGTCGAGCGTGCCTTGATTTCGCAGCCGGCGGCCGCCCGCCGCGCCGTCGAAGCCCATGCTGCGGGTCAGCGCCCGCGCCCGCTGGCGCGAGACGCCGAGGGCGTCGCGAATGCGCTGAACGATGCCGGCGGGGGCGCGCATTTCAGGAAACCCAATCGTCGCCAAGCGCGACGTTCTCGCGGGTCGCGCGCATCACCATCACCGCGGCGGCGCGGCTCGCGTTCATCATCACCATGCGAATGATCGGCTCGCTCGCTTTTCCGAGCGACACCGTGATCTCGGCGAGCGTGCCAACGTGCACGACGCGATCATGGCCGAATGGATATTCGACGAGGGCGACGAGGAGTTCATTTCCCCCGATGCCATTGGCGAGGTCGTCCCCGGTGCGGGCGATCTCCGCGATGCGGGCGCGGATGGCGCCCGCCGCCGCCGAAACCAAACCGCTCGCCGCGACGAGATTGGCGTGAAGGAAGTTTTCAGCAAGCTCGTCAGTCAGAACCGTCAGCAGCGCGTCAAACGCCGTGTAGGAGCCCCAGCGCCGTTCGCGGCCGAAGTCGGGAAGCTGACCGCGACGCGTGCGATTCTTCAGCGCGTCGCTGTCGAGCTTCGTGAGTATGCAAAAATCGGAACGGGAAAGCATGGCGAGATGAACCAGATTGGTGTTGTGATTGACACCTTTTAACGCCGAGCAATCGCTGGTGTCAACTATTACACAAATGCCATGACGCCGCCACGCTCGGCGAGCCGCTCGGCAAAACCCTCGAAACCCTCGCCGATAAAGACGACCGCTGCCGCCTGAATCGCGAATTCCCGCAAGGTCTTGGGTTCCATCCCGACGATGATTTTCGCTTGCTTCAAGGCGTCGGCTTCGGCCTTCCGCCGCTCCGCCTCGGCCTCGGCCAGCCCGTATTCGCCCGGCGCGTCCAGCGCCGCAATCTCCGCCTCCCATGCGGCGTCGAGAACGGCTTCCAGCCGGCGGAACTCGGCATAGGCCGATTCGAACGGGCTTTCTGCAGCACGCGCCGGAAGCGCGAGAGCCGGCGACAAGCCCGTGGCGGCGACGCCAAGCAGCGCAGCGCGGCGGGAGACGGGGGGAATTTTGGGCGTGTTTATGCTATGCGCTGGCGCAGCCATCGCGACCTCCTACTCAGGTTGCCTTGGTCAGGACATGGCGGGAGGTGGCAGCCTCTTTGCCTTGTCCGCATTTGACGTTATCATGAAAGCATGAGCCGTCAAGTTCGCGATAACACGAAATCACCAAAACCCCGCTCAAGAGAGACAGGGACTTTGATCGGCGTGCGCCTGCAAAGCGCGGACCTTGATGCTTTGGACCGTTGGCGCAAGTCAGAACCCGACTTGCCATCGCGCCCCGAGGCGATCCGGCGGCTGTTGGCCGCTGCACTGGAACGAGCGTCGGCCGAAGACGTGGGGTGAGCCAAAATGACCTTTGAAATCAAATCACAACCCCTTCGGGTCGCTTCTGACATTCAGAAGAAAATCCTTGAGGCGGTGATGGCCGGCGACATGAAGGCGAACTTGACGGAAGCCAACGCCCTCAACTCGCTCGCGTCAAAAATTGGCGCCAGGTTCAGGAAGGCGACCAAGCTGATGAACCCTGAACAACGCGACGCCGCCACGCTCGAAATCGCCGAGCTTTGCGATGAATTGCAGGCGCGCTGGAACGCGATCGAAAGATCGCGCGAAGCATTGCCGTAGGGTGTCTCTCGAAAGAAGGCGGGACAAAAAGAAACCCCGCCGGGCTTGTTATCGCCTTGGCGGGGTCGCCCCGAAGGGTCTTGAGGCTCAACGGGCGAACCCGCGAGCGAACAATCAGACATTTGGGGAGCGCGGCCCGGAAGTCAAGATCGGGAGCCCGAGGCCGGCCTGAACGCCTGCGAGAACGCGCTCAAAATCGGCGGGCGTCACTTTTGGGTGACGGTATTGGCGCTTGCCGGTTTGGTCACGCGCCGTCCGGAAGAAATCGAGCCGCTCGAAACTCACCGTCGCCACCATGTCGCACTTCGCCCACCAGACGCGCTGCTGAAATGGCGCCAGAAGCTCTTCATCCAGTTCAAGCCGCACGACGTAAGGGACCGGGCGCTGCGGCTCCGTTCCCGACAGCGGCACGACGGCGCAAAGCCCGTCTCGACGCGGCAGTCTTGGCGAAACGACAATCGCCGGCCGCCTCTTGACCATTTCCGGCTCGCGAAACCCGCCAAGGGAATAATCGCACAGAAGAATCGTTCCGCGCGCAGCGTCATATCGAATCGACATGGCCAAGTTTTTCCCGGTTCGACGTTTCAGTGCAAGGTTTGATGCTCACCTTTCCATCCAGCTCGACCGAATCACGCGCGCCGGCGGCTTCGCCGGCGCTTCGCTTTTCAGCTCGGCTTCGCGAGCGTCCCAATTCAGGGTGAGGATTTGCCGGGCGGCGAAGGCGTAGACCGTGCAATCCAGCGCCTCCGCCTGCGCGCCGGGCTTGCGCTCGAAGCGGCGGACGGGTTGCCCCCGGACATAGCGCAGCACCTTGCGTTCGCTGCAAAGCTGTTCGAACCAGACGGGTTCGAGGCTGTCCGAAAAGCGGATCGATCGGCCGCGCGCAAGGCGGTTGTAGATCGTCGTCTTGAGGCCATCGACACCGGCGAGGAACAGGCGCCCGCCCTTCACCTTCGACTTCGAGGCCTGCAAACCCGGCCGGTTGCCGAAGACGCCTTTGACGGCGAGAACGCGGCGCGCCAGGCGCGGGAAGCAGAAGGCATAGACCCGATCGGTCCAGTCGCCATCGCCCGAATCGATGGCGGCGGCGTCGATCTTCAGCTTGCCGCCGAGCGGGTGAGGCCAGCGGCCGCGCAACAGCTCCTCGAGCTCCGCCCAGGTCGAATCGTCGTCGGGCGAACCCCAGATGACGCTATGCCCGAGGATAACCGCCTCGGCGCGCGTCCAGCCGATGAATGTCGCCTCAAGGCGATCGTCCTGAACGTCGACGCCGAGCGTCAGCGCCAGAACCTCGGGCGGAATGCGGTCGAGCCCGATCGGCTCGACGCGCTGTTGCAACGCCAGTTCGTCGGCCTGTTCCTCGGCGTCGCTCCAGCCCTCGGCAAGGACGGTGTTGACGA